TCCCGGCCCCTCTCGCTACCGCGACGAATTGGTTATATCTGCGGTACACGATCCCGCGTGTAGATCCCTGGTACTGATCCTGCGATCCCGATCCTTGATCGTTGATCCTTTCCTTTTGTGATAAGTACATAAGGGGTGTGGTGTATAGATCCGGGATCCGGGGTACGTGCGCCTATAGAGCAAAGCGACAAGCGAATGTGCTTGATCCGGCCCGCGGGGCATCGTATGTTGCGTGCGGCATGAGGCTTCAGGGAACAGCACAGTTGACCAGAAAAGGCCACTGCCGCGCCGACGCGGGATCCTCTCATGCCACCCGCCGACGCGCGGCAGTGGCCTTCGCACGCATGAGCACAAGTGCTAGCACGAGCGAAAGCAGAGCCGGCTCTTCCTTTCGGCCCGCTCCCGATCGACGCCGATTGCATGCGCTGCAAGCTGCACGCAACGAGCCGCACCGTTTGCTGCCCAGGAGTTGGGCCGCACGATGCGGCGATCATGCTGTTCGGTGAGGCGTTAGGGGCGAGCGAAGAGGAGCGTGGTAGGCCGTTCGTCGGGGATGCCGGGCGCAAGCTGAACTACCTGCTTGAGCGCGCAGGGCTGAACCGCAAGAGCGTCCGAATCGAGAACGTCGTGCGGTGCCGGCCGCCCGGCAACCGCAAGCCCGGCAAGAAGCAGGTTGACGCCTGCTGGCCCTACTCGCTGCACGCGATCCTCCGCTACCGCCCGCGCGTGATCGTTGCGATGGGCGCGACCGCCGTGACGGCGCTGACCGAGCCTGCGCAGCAGAAGCGCGGGCGGGTCGTTGAGTCCTGGCGCGGCTTCTATGAGCGCAGGACGTTCAGTCACACGACGCCAGAGGGCAAGACCTTCAGTCACACTTGCTGGGTCGTCCCGACGTACCACCCGTCGCTGTGCTTGCGGAAGTGGGAAGCCGACGACCTGTTCGTCTTCGACATGCTGATCGCCGTGTCGCTGGCCGCGGGCGAGGAGCCGCTCGCGTGGCCGGACACGCAGGTCGAGGTGCTGCGCACTGCGAGCGACGCGGTTGCGTTCCTCCGCAAGCTGCGCCGCGTAGACCGCTTCGCGACGGACATCGAGGACACGACGCTCGACGTGCACCGCAGCAAGGTGGTCTGCGCGGGCTTCTGCTACAAGGCGGGGCACGCAACGATCCTTCCGCTGCACACGAGCGGAGAGAACGGTCCCGTGCCGATGTGGTCGCCGCCGGACCTGCGGCTGATCCTGGACGAGCTTGCGACGACGCTGGCCGAGGCGCGCCTGATCGGGCAGAACATCAAGTACGACATCCAACGCTACCGCAAGCTCACGGGGCTGGCCGACTTCAAGGTGGTCTTCGACACGATGGTCGGGCACTTCACGCTCGACGAGAACAAGCCCCACAACCTGACCTTCCTCTGCCAGTGGTTCCTCGGCTGGAAGAAGTACGACGCGACGGTCGAGGCGTACAAGGACGGCAAGACGTTCAAGACTTGGCTCGTGCCCGACGACGTGCTGCACCGCTACTGCGGCTACGATGTCGACGGCACGTTTCGCCTCGCGGGGATCCTCGAAGCGCAGATCGAACAGGAAGGGCTGCGACGCCCGAATCAGATCGGCGTTGACCTGATCGTGCCGCTCGCCGACCTTGAGTACCGCGGCGTCCACTTCGATACGGCGCACATCCGCCGCCTCGCCGATCGATATCGCGCCGAGTCGGCGAAGGCGCTCAAGCGCCTGCGCAGCCTCGCGCAGCGTGTTGTCGGGGAAGCGGGCGCTGAGTTCAATCCAGGAAGCTCGGCACAGCTCGGCAAGCTGCTCAAGGCCGCCGGTGCCGACCTGCGAAAGAAGACCAAGGGTGGCGGGTCCACAAGCGTCGACAAGTTCGTGCTTGCTGCATTGTCGTTGAAGAAGACGCGAGCCGGAGCCATCGCGCGAGCCGTGCTCACGTTCCGCAAGATGGAGAAGTACGTCGGCACGTACCTCGACGGCGTCGGCATCGCGAAGCGCGGGCGCGGGCGCCCGAGCGGCGCGGATGGTGGGTTCCTGCGCTGGGTCGGCGAGTACGACCGCGCGCACCCGAACTACAACATCGCCATCGCGCGCACCGGGCGGTTGAGCTGCGACGACCCCGCGATCCAAACCCTGCCCCGTACCGGCAACCTCCGGGCGATGGTCGTACCCGACGACAAGCGCGAGCATCGGCTCGTCGCTGTCGACTACGAGAAGCTAGAGCTTTGCGTGATGGCATGGCTCGCGAGCGACGGTGTGATGGTCGAGGAGCTGTTCTCGGACATCGACCTGCACACGAAGATGGCTGTCACCGCGCGCCTCATGCGGAACCCGACGGCCGAGGAGTACGCGGCGATTGCGCCGCAGGTCACAAAGAACGAGCGGGCCATCGCAAAGGGCGTGAACTTCGGCATCCCGTACGGTCGGGGGGCTGCCGCAATCGCCGAGGCCAATCCCGACGCATTCCCGCTTGGGATGGCGAAGGAAGACCGGAAGCGCAAGGTGCAGCGGATCGTCGACGCTTGGCTCGAGAAGTATTGGCGCATCGCCGAGTACCGCGAGCGGCAGATCGAGAAGCTGCACGCAGCAGCACGGATCGTGACGACCGTGCATCGGCGCGTGCGGCACATGGCCGGAATGGACTGGTTCGCGTCGAAGCACAGCCGTAACTGCGAGCAGCGTGACTACGACCTCTCGCACATGGAACGCGAAGCGCTCAACTGCGAGGTGCAGAGTATCGGCTCCGACACGTTGAGTGAGGCGACGCGACGAGCGCACGACGGGATCAGGCGCGTCCGCATTCCCGGGTTTCGCATCGTGATGAGCTTGCACGACGCGCTGCTCTACAACGTCCACAAGGACCACACCGATGAGGCGCAGGTTCACATCAAGCGATGGATGGAGGTGACGCTACCGAAGGACAAGAAGCACAAGTACGAAGTCCCGCTCCGGGTCGACTGCTCCGTGCAGGCGTTCTGGGGCGAGGGCGAGAGCTGAAGCGCAAGGAGAAGCGGATGGTGCAAGAGAGGCGGGACCTGCTCCCCGACGACATCGAGCAGGAGGTGGCCGAGCAGATCGACATCGGTGCCGACCTCGACCACGAGTTCCGATCGCAGGCCGCGTACTTCGCGCATTGGGCGTTTCTGCACGCGCGGGCGCAGGACTTCGTACGCGCGGTCGAGGAGCGCGTCGAGGTCAGCTTCTATGAGCTGTACGACGAGTTCCGCAAGGAGCACTCCGACGCGAAGGAGAATGAGTGCAAGAGCTACGTGCGGACGCACAAGACGCATCAGCAGCTCACGGCAGCGGCGCGCAAGGCGCAGTTCCAGGCCGACATCCTCAAGGCGACGGTGCGCGCGTTCGAGGTTCGGCGAGACATGCTGGTTCAGCTTGGCGCGCAACGCCGGGCTGAGCTGGAGAGCACCGACATCAAGACGGCCGCGCGCAAGGCGACGAAGGTCGTGCGCGACAGCTACAAGGGAAGGAGAACAAGGCATGCCCGTACCGAAGACGAGGAGTAAGCCGTCGGTGAAGACGGAGCCGGCCCACCGCGGGCTCGACATGGACAAGGCGCGGCAGAAGCAGAAGGAGGTCGAGGACCGCAGCAGCGGCGACTTCCTGGAGCTGAAGGAAGGGTGGACCTGCGTCTACCTCTTGCCGCCGTGGAGCGAGGAGGGTGTGATCTGGAAGGAGGTCGAGCAGCACGGGCGGCTCGTGTGCCCGAAGCGCACCGCCGGCAAGGACTGCATGATTTGCGACGAGATGGTCAAGCGTGGGCGCAAGGGCGACTCGGACTTCGTCGAGCAGCACAAGATGCGGTCGCGGGCGTTCTTCAACTGCGTCCGCAAGGAGGACATCCGCAAGCTGCTCTCCGCGCCGGCGTCGGTCGTGAAGGTGCTCGCCGTGTCGCACGGTGTGTTCCGCGAGATCCTGGAGTACATCAACGACGAGGACATCGACCCCTCGAACCCGGAGACGGCGGTGCCACTCGGCATCAAGCGCACCGGCAAGGGGATGCGGACGCGCTACAAGGTCAAGTTCGGCGACGCGACGGACATCAGCAAGTACGTCACGGCGAAGGTGATGGAGGTGCTGCACGACCTCGACGTTCTGCGCGCGGCGCAGCCGGCGACGACCAAGGACATGCGGAAGGCGATCCGCGGCGCGGCCGACGAGGAAGACGACGACTTCGACGGGGATGAGGAGGACATCACCGACGAGGACACCGAGGAGCAGGACGACGCGGACGGGAGCGAAGGCGCGGGCAGCGAGGAGGACGAGGTCTTCGAGGAGCCCGAGGACGGGGCCGAGGAAGAGCAGGAAGAAGAGGACGGCGACGAGGCCGAAGGCGAGGAGGAGATCGAGGACGAAGGCGACGGAGAGGAGGGTGACGAGGACGCGGAGCCCGAGGAGGACGAGCCCGAGGAGGACGGGCCCGAGGAGGAGCCGGAAGAGGAGGAGCCGGAAGAGGAGGAGCCCCCGCCCCGGCCTCGCAAGCCGGTCAAGCCCGCTGCGAAGCTGGTCGCGAAGCCAACGAGGCCGGCTGCGAAGCCGGTCGTGAAGCCGGCGCCGAAGGTGGCCACGAGGCCGAAGCCCGGAGCGTTGGCCGCGAAGGTCAAGGCGTCCGTCAAGTCGAAGCAGCGGTAGCAGCAGGCGAGGTGCCCCCGTGCGCTTGTTCGTCGACATCAACAACCTGATCTATCGTTCGGCGTACAAGCTGCGTCTGTCGAACCGCGCCGGTAAGAACACGGGTGCGGTGTTCGGCACGCTCAAGATGCTGGGGCACCTCGCCGATGCTTTCGGCCCCGAGGAGATGATCATCTGCTGGGACGGCTCGGACGCGGTTCGCCGTCGCAGGGAGCTGTACCCGGACTACAAGCAGAACCGACAGCGCGATCCCGAGTTCGTTGCCGACTTGCAGCGGCAGCGCGGAGTGCTGCGACACATCCTGTCGTTCCTGCCCGTTGTCCAGGTTGACGTGCCGGGTGTCGAGGCCGACGACGCGGTCGCCGTGCTGGCCGCGTTCTGCCACCTAGAGCAGATCGGGATCGTGACCTCGGACCGTGACCTGTACTGCCTGGCTGGGCGGCGCTGCCGCATCATCGAGCCCGGTGGCCGCGACGCGAAGCTGGAGCTTGAACCGTCGCAGTACATCCCATACAAGGTGCTGGTCGGCGACTCGTCGGACAACGTCAAGGGCGTCGACGGGATCGGCGACGTTCGCGCGAGGGCACTGCTCACGGAGTACGGTACGCTCGACAGCGTGCTGCGGTTCGCGGAGGAGCAGGGGCGCCTCGGAAGGATGCAGTTCGCAGAAGTCTGCACGGTCATCGACCGCAACCTGCGCTTGCTGACGCCGGGGCTGCTGCTTACGAGCAGCGAGCGCAAGACCGTCGTCGAGCAGTACGCGCGAGGCAGGCTGGCGCGCGCCACCGACGTTCCAGGCTTGCGCGCCGCGCTGCTTCGCGAGGGGTTCGTGTCGATCGTTTCGAGGCTGACGGGATGGCTCATGCCGTTCCGAAAGATGGAGCGTGGTACGAGAAGAGGCCGAGTCGATGCAGAAGCGCAAGCGAAGACCGCGAGCGAAGTACGTGCGGAAAGTGGAACCCGAAGCGCGCATCGTCCGCGTAGTCGAGATGGTGAAGGTTGGGTCCGGGTCGTCAGAGCTGTGGAAGCGAGTGCGCGCATCATCCGAGCAACTGTGGAGGGAGAAGTCAAACCGCGAGGCGGGGTCGTCGCAGCAGCGGCCTCCCGTCTTGTCGCTATTCGGAACGCGGAAGCGGCTGTGGGCGTGGCTGCAACAGGCCGACACACCGGCGCTGAAGGAGCTGTACGAGCAGGTCGGGTTCGGCAAGCAGGGTCAGCGGGCGCAGCACGGGATCGCGGAGCTGGGGGAGATCCTGCGCCAGTATTTCAAGATGCGGGCGTACTACGGCAGCGCAGAGAACGAGCCCGGAGTGCGTTGTCCGTTCTGCCCCTGTACCGCGGAGGTGATCGCTGGGAGTGGCTGCGAAGGCAACCCTCCCGCCGACTCCAAGAAGTCGTGAGGCTGATCGAGCACGTCTGCGTCGGAGGCGCGAAGCTGTCCAAGCAGGAAGTGGCGTTCGTCGAAGACCTGGAGCACCGCTACACGGTGGCGCTCCCCGAGTGGATGCAGACCGACAAGGAGAAAGAGGATGCCGAGAAGAACGAAGATCGAAACCGGCGTTTGCACGCGCGATCACATCGGGACGGTGCCAAGAACGCGCATCGCGCAGCTCCCCGAAAGCCAGGCTAGCCCGTTCCGCCACAAGTGCGCCGGCTGCGCCTATGAGATGGGCTACAGCGA